ATATCAGGTAGACTTAAATTAGTATATAATTTTTTAACAGACTCATAATCAGCATTGTTCAATGAGAACGATACTGTTTTGTCTGGCATTGTTATAGATTTAGAAGGATATCTCAATGTAGATTTTTCAGCAAAAGCATATCTTGCTGATAAAGATGTCTTCTCATCTTGTATTTTTAGGTTTGCAGAACCATTGAAATTCAGTACAGGTTGTGTAAAAGAATCCAATGCTCTTAAAAACTCTGGCAAATCATATACACCAAATTCAGTTTCAAACTCATCTTCAACATTGGCTTCTGCCATAATGTTTTTCATTGTGGAAACTGTACTTAATTGTTTACCAGGTTTAAATAGTATATTAGCATTTATATCACTAAAATTTCTTAATATACTAATTGTATTATCACTTATTTTCATTTCATCTCCTTATCATAATTTAATAATAGTATAACATAGTGTACTGCCTTCAACAGATCAGCACGATTGTGTCCATTCTTTTTGCCATACCTACACAAATATTTAATTGCATTTGCATGACAGAAATCTTTTCCGATTTTAAGTGTCTTTAATAAATCTAAAACTTGAAAGCCTTTTTGGTCACTTGAATAGTGTTGGCCATAAGTTGACTTAATATAATCACCAATCTCTTTTAAGATTTTATCTTCATTGTATTTCATAATATAATTCTAACATTAATTTGTAGATTTGTCAACCTTTGTCTGTAAATATTTTAGTACGTTTTCTGGAGAAGACTCACCATATGGGTCTTCTATAACGTTGTCATCTTTACCAGGTTCTACAAACATCTCCTCAATGACAGAATTGTTTACAACCATAGCATATCTCCATGATCTCATTCCAAAACATCTATCTCGTTTTTCAACAAGCATATCCATTGCGTCTGTAAATTCGCCATTACCATCGGGTATGACTTTAACGTTTTCTAATTTTTGATTTTGTGCCCAAGCATTCATAACAAAAGAATCATTTACTGATAAACAATAAACATCATCTACCTTATGTTCTTTAAATACATTGTGTAATTTTTCAAACCCAGGTAGTTGTTGTAGTGAGCATGTAGGAGTAAACGCACCAGGTAATGAAAACAATATAACTCTTTTATTTCTAAAATATGTATCAGAATTAGTATCTATCCATTCGCCTAGCTCTCTTACTCTAAACTTAATTTGAGGTACCTTATCACCTTTTTTCATAATTTATTTCTCCTTATAATATATTAATAGACTCATTATATAATAAAAAGGGCGACTTGTCAATAAGCCGCCCTATCTATATTGTTATTTGATTGAGATAGTTCTAGCTTTTTTATGTTCTGGAACAATTCTCTCTAAAGATACCCTTAATAGGCCATCTTTTAGTTCAGCGCCTATGACTTTACAGTCCTCAGCGATTGTAAAAGACTTTTTAAAGTATCTTTTAGCGATACCTTTATGTAAGATTTCACCTTCAGAGTCTACTTTAGTCTCCTTCTTCTCGTCTTTTTTAGACTCGATAGATAGAACACCTTCCTCAAGGTTAATGTCTATATCTTTTTTGTTATAACCAGCAAGAGCGATTTGAATATCGTACTTGTTTTTATCCATCTTCACTATATTGTAGTGAGGGAAAGCTGTAGTTTGTATATGATCTAATTGATGGTCAAACATTGATTCAAAATGTCTGAACGTATCATCAAATCCTACAGTTAGTGGTCTTAATTGATTGAAAATTGATAGTGCTTTATTGGTCATTGTAACCTCCTTATGTTAAGCAAAGTTAATTTTCTGACAACCCTATAAGGCGTTGTCTAGTATTATATAATAATTATTTATATAATTTCAAGCGCCAGTTTCCTTTTGTCACGGAGTTAAACTGGCAAAGATCACCGTTTTTCAGGTAGATTTCTCTACCTTTTCTATACCCCTACTAGGTCTTATGAATCGCCTTGTAGTAATAATATATATAATATCAACACAGACGGCATAGAAATTCTTAAATTTTTTTAACTTTAACGCCTTTTACGTACTTGTAACCTAACATTTCATCATTTGCTTTCTGAGCTTTTCTGATTACTTTAGCACGTTCTTTTGCTTTTTCACGTTTTATTTCTGACGGTTTAAGAAAATATTGTTTTGCTCTTAAATCTTTAACGATCCCTGCCTTTTGTACTTTCTTTTTAAGTACACGCATAGCCTTCTCTAAATTACCGCCTCTTACTTCTACAGTTATTGACACTAGTCTTTCCTTTCTTTGATTGGTACATACACAGGAATTCTATCTGGTCCTAAATCTAAATCATGGTATGTATTTGGTTTATAACTTTTATAATCAGGTGTAGGTGCATGACCTGTAACACCCTTATCAATTTCTTCTTTTGTATAAGCAGGTTTTTTACTCTTATCTAAACTACCCAATACAGCAGCAGAGCCAGGTTTTAATTTCTGTACTTTACCACCACGTTTTAGAAACTCCTCTATTGTTTCCTTTTTCATTTTAACTCCTGTTTTTGATACGGCATTTCTTCGTAAGTTAAACCCTCACACTTTTGTGGATCTCTAAACCAATCCCATGCGTGTATCATATTAATCCATTTATCATCAAAGGTCTTTTTAGCAGACGGATCAGGATGATAAACAATTAAGTGTATCTTATTATAATTTATAATACCATTTTTCATCTTTTCAACTGCCCTTTGAACAACATCACCCACAGATAATTTACCAGAAGATAAAACAGAAACATATGTCTTCTTGTCCTTCTCTCTATCTTTTATAACTTCTTGTATTCTAGTGTCTTTAATACCCTCGTATGTAACAAAGTTTTCAGGTATAGAAAATTTATTTTTATCTTCATTATATTTTTTGGTAATGTTTGATCTAATTCTAGTTCTTTGTTTACCAACAATACCATGATTGTCTAAATGATTTGTAATAACATCTGACTCAGGACCATAGTCATGGGCAAATGATACACCAGTTTTTATTAAATCATCTTCGTTTGTTTCTAATTTCTTAATAGCAGAAATAGGATTTAAGTATTCACTTAAACCTCTAACCTCTGGCATAATCCATTGACCGTGAACACTTTTAGGTATATCGCAAACAGGTAAACTGAAACCATACTTTGATTTTTCAATTGCAAGTATAGTATGATTACCACCAATTATTAGATCAACCAATCTACCTTCATGTAATACATCTCTTAAAATAACAACAAGTAATTTTTGACCTGTTGTTTCTTCTAATGTTTTAAGATTACCATTAGCAGCGTCTATGTATTGAGCAAGATCGTTAACATGGTCATAGTTAATTTGAATATTTCTAGTTTGAAATTTTACAAGGTCATTTAGTTTACTATCTTGTAACCAATATCCTTTGCCTTTTTTAATAGATTTTTCTTTACCTAAATCTATTGTATAAAATTTAGCACCCATTAATGATCTTTCATATAATATGCCATCTGCTATATCTTTCATCATATTAAGATTAGGTTCTCTCAATATATCTTTAGAAACTATACCAGGACCATCGTTATAACTCATAGAGTCATGTTCGGCATTTGTATCAATTATTAAATCAGACTCATACCTTTTCATTTGTTCTAGGTCATATCCTGTTTTAATAATATATCTTTTAATTTCATCTCTACTAAAAGCCATAGCTAATTCTTTGTTATCGGATGAGGTCTTATATACATCAGGATGTTTTGTACTGATCCCAATATACCACATACCGTTTTTAATATTGTGTAAAATGTATGCCCAACATGGTTCGTTTTTATAAACAAGGTCCTCTGTTGGTAACTTGTGGCCATTACTGGCCACAAGCGGACTTACACTATGGATAGATTTAGACAGTAAAGTCATCTTCACTATCATCCTCACTATCATCGGATTTCTTTTCTGATAATATCTCAGCCTCTTCAGCCAACTTCTTATCAGAAAGAATCTGTTCTACTGAAGCACCACTATCAACTTTAGTGTACAGGTCAACAAATGATGATTTAGTGTCATCATCAAATCTATTTGTACAGACAGCGATTGCCTTCATTTTATTTCTAAAGATACCATATGCCTCAGCAATATGTACTAGTCTTCTCGTTGATATAATCTCATCAACGCCGCCATCATTATAAGTTTTTCTTATAACGTCAGCCCAAGTAACTAAATTGTGAGCAAATTTTTGATCTCTTTTACCTGCACTAGCAAGTTTTTGAGCAACAATTTTTTCTTCTACTTTAGCAGTAGGATATTGTTGTTCAAATGTAACAGGAAATCTTTCAAGGAATGCCTCGTTAAGTACGTTAGTACCGATAAACTTACCGTCATCACTACCTTGACCTTTTGTATTCGCAGTAGCGATCACATTGAAGCCAAGTTTAGGTTTAACAAACTTGTTTATCTTTTTAACATAGACACCAGACCCTTCAAGGATAGGTTGTAAACACATTATTTTATTACTCGCAAGGTCAATCTCATCAAGTAGTAAAACAGCGCCTCTCTCCATCGCCTCAATTACAGGACCATTTTGCCATACGGTCTGACCATCTTTAAGTCTGTAACCGCCAAGTAAATCGTCCTCGTCTGTTTCAATCGTAATATTACATCTAATCATTTCACGTTTTGATTCAGCACATGCCTGTGTAACAGCAAGTGTCTTACCATTACCAGATAAACCAGTAATGAAAACAGGATAAAACTTTTTAGATTTTACGATATTTTTAATATCTGCATAATTACCAAAGTTAACAAAGTCTGTATCCTTAGCAGGAACTACATTGTCGGTCAATGAAGACACGATATAAGCAGCCTTTGTATCATTGGAAATTTTAGTATCAGTTGTATCAACTGTGGTTGTATCATCCATAGAGTCAACATTAAGAGTATAAACTCCTCTATCAACTTTGTACTTGTCTGATTTCAACCAAGAAGGATTTTTGATAACCTTCTTTTTAACAAGAGCATTAATCTCAGCCCTAGTCACCGTATCTTTTTTGTAAGTATCTTTTAATACTTTCAACACGGCATTTTGTGTTTTGTTTAACTCAATCATTATATAAGTCCTTTCATATTTAAGTTATACATATATGCTATCATTTTTTGGGGTAAAAGTCAAGCGAAAAAAACCCTTCATTTATGCGATCCTTTTGATAAAGTTTTGTAATAATACTCTGGAATTGATTCGATTCTTCATTCCCGACATAAACATCTTTTTAAGACTTCTCTTATTAGTTGTATTTGCATTATCGTCAAATGTATTGTTTTTAATTCTAGTGCCTGAATTTACATAAAAGTACACATCATAAGCAGTATCATAGTCAGCAATAAATTTATCTTTACTAAACATCTTACGAGCCAACATCTCTTTATTGTAAGGTACTCTTAACATGTATTGTAGTTCTCTATATTTTGAAACTAGATAGAAACCAATCAATTGTAAATCGTATTTCTTTTTTAAGTATTTCAACATAACACTTGTAAAATCTCTTTTATCTCTCCAGTAACTATGAGCAGGTTGATACTTGCCGTTTAGTTTTAAATGCAATTCGCCAGATTTAGGGTGGTGCATTGAGTTTGAAGCACCATCTGTTAAAGTAACAAGAGCAACTTTGTCGGTCTTGTAATCAGTTTTAAATTTTTTAATAACATGATCCATTGCAACAAGTGATTCATTAAGTGGCGTAGATGATAGATAGTAGTCACCTGAAATAGAAGGTACTGACTCGTCTTCATAACTATCGCCTCTTCTCCAGTTGTAGTAACCACCAAAGTACATTGCAGCCCTATGTAATATTTGAGCAGTTCTAGTAAAATCTATTTTAGATTGTTTGCCTGTAAACAATTGTACTAATTTTGTTGAAGCGTCAGGTCTGATAGAGTTACCTGTAATTTTAAAACCTGATTGTGAATAGTCATCTTTGGTTTCTCTATGATTATTCATAAACGCATATACTGAAAAAGGTATATTAATCTTTTTACAAAACATTGTTAAGTTAATTAATTGTTCAGTAGTAGCAAGAATATGTTTTTGCATTGAACCAGACCAATCAAGTAATAAAATCATACCGTGATTTTTTTGATTAGGTACAGTAGTAATCTTTTTAAATATATCTTCAGCAAATTTGTAACTATGTAATTTTAGAGGATCAATAATACCTGTTTTATCCTGTGAAGCACGAGCATATAACTTAGCATTTTTTTTCATCTCAAATTCTTTAACTAGATAATTAACTACATTAGAAGACTCTCTAATAAATTTATCAGTTTTAAGTTTTGCCTTGTTGATCTGTTGTTTATCATATTCAGTATTATGGTGTTGTTTATCGTAAACCATAATATCTCTAATAAACTTGTTGTAAGGAATAATTAATTTTTTAAGATCAACTTTTGGCAATTCGCAATAGTCACGTTCTCTAGCCTGATCGTCTGTAATACCTTTGATAGCAGTATCCATCAAGTCATTAGTTAGTGATGTAATTTCTGAAGGTAGACCACTTTCACCAGCACCTTGACCGCCAGTTGTATTTGTTTTTTGTTTATCATCTGACTCTTCTTTAGAGTCTGATTTTTTTTCTAACCATTCAGATACTTTGTCATCTGTAGTCATATCAGATTTTGAATCTTCACTATCTGTTTCTGACTCGTCAACTTTTTTACCTTTAGGGTCTTGTTTATATACTTTTGCAACTTCAGGTTTTTTCTGTAATTCTTTTTTACAATACCCTAGTATTTCTTCAGCAAGTTTTAACACGTCATCAAAGTTTTTACACTTGTCAACAGCGTCAACTAATATTTTTTCTTTGTTAGTAAATTCAAAATCTAATCTTTTTGAAGACTTATAGTATAGGTTGATCTTATCAATAAGAGCATAATTCATCATGTCCCTATCTTTAGTGCCAAAGAAATTATCTTTTAACATTTTATCAAAACCTTTTAGATAGTCATCAACTAAACCAGGATATTTTTTCTGTATAAGTTTATCAATTCTAGCGTCTTCAATAACGTTAACAAATGATCTAAATTCTTTTGATCTGTTACTCATGTCTTTCCATGAATCAGATGGTGTATATAAAGCGTGGGATACTTCGTGTCCTACTAACATGTCATATACATGTTTACTTTTTTGTTCTTCTTTAAATATAGGGATTGTTAATATTCTGTTGACTACATCAAACGAGGCAGTCTGTACAGCATTTTCTTGTACTTCAATATTTTCAGTAGCAAGTAATTTTGCAAGTTGTGATTTATTTTTCATAGTGTCTTTTGTCATAATATACACTTATGCTATACTAAAACGGTTTAAAAGTCAAGCATAGTTTTTGTTGAAAAACAAGGGTTTTTAGGAATAATTTTTAGAACAAAACAAGAACATATGATTTTTTACTTCATTCCTATGAAGATAGGCTCATATTTTCTGCCTGGAATGTCAGGTCTTGCGAATCGTCCTATATAGTTTTGTGATTGTTTCTTTTCTGATTCTGTGCCTTCTAGTGTAGATTGTATCTTCGTACCTTGTTGAGTTGATAAAGATAACCACCAAACTTGTATATCTTTAAATCCTGCCTCAACCATACAATCGTAGGTGTCTTCTTCAAAGGTCTTATATGATTTTACATTTGCAACATTGAAACCTGCATATTTACCTGTCTTCAAACCTTTGTGTGCGTTCTTAATAGTCTGTAATAAGAAACCATTACGCCATGCGTCTTGTTGTGGGAATTTGTTAAATGATTGTTCTTCTTCATCGCCGTATTGTTCGTGTCCTAAATAAGGTGGTGATGTGAATACAAAATCTAAACTATTGTCTTCAGGTATAAACGTTTCTGATCCTTGTTTCAATAGTGTATATTTTTTGTGAGAGTGACCATACTGATCTCTAATCTTTTCTAAGCCTGCATATGTAGGAACACAAGGGTCTGTGCCTATGTAATTTACCCCAGCTGCAATTGCACCCATTAAACGACCACCATAACCCATACTAGGATCCCAAACTGTACCTGCTTCAGTACCTTCTAGTGGACTATCTTTCTCTACAAATATATCATATAGAGTTGCGGCTGCTGTAGGTCTAAAATTAGAAACCATTTGAGTACCACTATATCTTCTTAACATAGCTCTCATATCTGAATCTGTAATTTTGTGTGCTTCTCGTTTTGTGAAGAAAGTACCTGTAAGTATTTTGTTAATACCTTTTTCTAAATGTTCTTCATCTTCCCATATCTCCATAGGTGTTTTCATCTTACCACATTTAATTGACCATGCGTGGTGCATATACGACCATGCAAGTGTTAATCCGTGTGTAGATTGACCTATGATTTTATTTTGATTATCTAATAAAGTATCTCTATTAAAAGAGAGAAGTTTATTAAACTCATCATCTCGCCACTTTCTATCTTCAGGATAGTATGGGAATCCTTTATTCTGTTTCCAGTCCTGTATTACTTCTTTTGCGTTTGACATATACGTTACCTGGTAAGGTGCCTTTTGCCCAGCTTGTCTTACCGATTAAATTCATATTCATTTTAACATAAAACTTGTTAGCTGTCAAGTTGTCAGCTCTTACTGATAAGAATACGTCACTAGGGCAAAAATCAAAGAAATCTCTTAATACAGCCTGAGCAGTACCAGAGCCTGGCGAATCACTTGCAATCTGGTGTAATACAGTATCGCCTTTTTGTAATTGTACATTGCCTATTTTTTGTCTTCGTTTTGCGTGATGAAAGGTTATTAGTATACCATCTTCTAATATTACTTGTTTCTTTGCAATCATACGTTTCATATAATCTGTACGTACATGTGGAAACCATTTCTTATGGCTGTAGAATATAGATTTTATTTTTTCAAAATCCGATGGGACTGCTAATATCATCAAACTCCTCTGCTTGTTTTAACAAGTTTTCTAATCTAGGATTGTTATAACAATCAATAACTAAATGTAATCTATCAAAATCTGCTTTATTATGTACTGCGTGAGCAGCTGTAACATCTACAAAGTAATACTTACCTACTTCTAAATGAAAGCAGTACTCCTGTTTCTTTTCCCATAGATAAAAATATACATTTTTACTTGTTCTTAATGGCACGTGTAATCTAACAATCTTGCCTTCTTTTATTTCTTTATCTACTTTGTCTGTATGTTTTTTTATAGTTGTACCCGCTTTTAATCTCATAACTCTTACACGTTCAAACTCTGCTGGTATATGAGATAGTATTTCTTTTAAAGGTAATAAATCAGACTCTTCGTATAGACTTGTCCATCTTAATTCTGCTGGTTCTACATCTGACTTTAGTACACCAGGTTTTAAAATATTGCCTATGTCGTCACTATATCCTTTTATAGATACAGCATCCCAATCACCCTTTGCGTTGTACTTTGTTTTTACTGCTGAATATGATAAGTTATCTAAAAATTTTATAGCCGTATCTAATGGCTGTATGTATTCAGGTAAATCTAGTTCTTTTAAGACTTTTGTTTCCATAATTTTGTAACCCTTTTTATTTCCTTATCTCTCTTTTTTAGAGCCATATTTAATTTTAATTTACTGACTAATTCTGTAAATACTGTTCCTTGCATATGGTCTAATTCGTGTTGATAACATCTACTTACAATGCCATCAAATTCTTCTTCTACGGTTTCTAGTTGTTCATTTAAATATTTAACTTTTATTTTTTGTGGTCTTTCTATATCTAAAAATAAAAAAGGAAAAGTTAGACAACCTTCTTTGTATCTTATAGTATCTTTACTCATGTCTGTAATTTCAGGATTGATACATACCCACTTTCTACCTTTTTCTATATTTACATTGTCACCCATTACAAACATACGGTATGGTTTACCTACTTGATTTGCTGATAAACCTATGCCACCATAGTTCTTCATAGTTTCAAACATGTTGTTACAAAATTCTGTAACACCTATCTTTTCTTGTTTCTTAAATTCTTCTATATCAAAAGGTACTATGCTTGATAATACTCTTTCATCTGTTGGTGGTAATAATGTGTATATCATCCTGCTAACCTTGTAAAGTTTTTATACTTTTCAAATTTGATTATACTTGTAAACTTATCAAATAGTATATCGCCTTTGTGAGATATAATAAAAGTATTTTCATTTGTTAATGTTTTAAGTATTTTAAAAAAGTCTTCGGTACCTTGACCATCTAAACTAGAGTCAAATATTTCATCTAGTATTAGTAAGTTTGTGTTTGTACTGTTTTTCATTTTTGCAATTGTACGCCATGTAAATAATAGTGCAAGGTCTATTCTTAATTTTTCACCTTCACTAAAACTATTATAATTAAACGTATCTCTAAATCTACTTTTTATTGTTTCGTTAAACTCCTCATCTAATTGAAAGTTAACAAAGAAGTCCATAGATTGTAAATACTTATTAATCAAATTATTCATTATTGGCAGATACTTTTTAATGATGTTTGCTTTAACACCTGTATCGTTAAGTATTTCTCTAGCAATGTCAATGTATTTCTTTTCTTCTACAGCCTTATTCTTTTCTACATTTACTAATTTTAAGTCTTCTTTTATTTGTTCTAATTCTTTTGCTACATTATTTGTATTACTTGTATCATTTTCTAGTTTAGCAATTTCAGTATCTAATCTATTTGAGTGTCTATTGATTTCTGAAATAGATGTATTGACTTTTGCAACAGAAATATTTAAATCATTTAATCTTTGATTGATTGCGTCCATTTCTTTGATTTTGCCTTTTGTTTTTTCTATTTCTGTAAACAGTTTTTGTAAACCTTCTTCTAATTCATTGATCTTTTTCTTACCTTCATATATTTTTGTTTGTTTAAATCTTTCATTAATAGGTTGTGTACACGTAGGACAGTTGTCATTTGTTTCAAAAAAACTAACATCTTTTTTGTGTGTTTCTAAATTATGTTCTATCTTTGTTTCTAGTTTTGCTAATTCAGTTTCTTTTCTGCCGTGTTTTTCACCGCCCCACATCTCTGCTTTTGTAGATATAATTTTTTCATTAAGTAATTGTAGTTTTGACATATACTCATAACTACTTTGATCGTTTTCTTTTCTTTGTTGCTTTCTGTCTTCTATATCTGTATTATCTCTATTTTGTATTTGTTCAAAATGAGCCTTTTGTAATTCGTATTTTTCTGTCATCAAGTTGTATCTATGTTTTACATCAACAACAGCCTTGTTTAGTTCACCTTGTTTCTGTCTTAACAATAAATCCATATGACTAAAAACTCTTATGTCTAAAATTTCTTCTACAACCTCTCGTCTGTATCTTGCTCGTAAGTGCATAAATGGTTCGTATGATGTTGATCCAAGGATGACCACCTGGCAGAAAGCACGATAGTTACATTTTAAAATGTTTTGCTCTAACGCATTTTGATAGTCTATATTATTAGCGTCTTGGTTTAGTAATACATCATTACAATAAACTTCAAACTTATTAGGTTTAATACCTCTAACTACTTTGTATTGTTTATTGCTTGTTTCAAATTCTACTTCTATTTCACAATCATTTTGATTGATAGTGTTTATAAGTTGTTCTTTCTTTATATCTCTAAAGGCACGATTAAATAAAGCAAAACACAATGCGTCAAGTAAAGTTGATTTACCTGCACCGTTCATACCTATAATTAATGTTGATGGTGCCTTTCTTAAATCTACTTCTATAAATTGATTACCTGTAGATAGAAAGTTACGCCATCTTAATTTTTTAAAATATATCATACGTTGTTGTCGTTAGCTTCTATGTAAATTGACTTTAAGTATTCCTTTAACTTTGTTTTGTTTACATCTGTTTCTAGTTGATCTACATAATTATTTAGGAATGTAACTGTATCTTCTCCCATTTCTAATATGTCTTCTCTAACACTAGCTTTAATATCAGAATAATCCTCTACAATATTTAAATCATGTACACTTATCTCATTATACAATCTTTCCACAAATTTGTCAAATACCTCGTTATTAGTCTTGTTTAATACTATTAATTTAATAAAGTGTTCGTTGTATGGTTGTATATCAAAATTTGTATAGTCATGTTTCTTATCATCATAAATTATCTTTTTGTGTATGGTAAATGGATTAGATATTCTTGTCATCTCTCTAGTTTCTGTATCAAAAACATGAAACGCTTTTGGGTCTTTATAGTCTGACCATGTCATTTCGTATTGAGCGCCACAATAGAATATTTGACCATCGTCTGTATGTTTATGAAAGTGACCTGAAACTACTTTTTCAAATCTATTGAAATCTGATTTTGCTAAACCGTGTTCATTGATTACGCCATTTTGCATTTCAATACCTTTGATTTCTAAATGACCAAAACATAAATCTGCTTTAGCTGTTCTTAACATTTCCATAGAGTGTTCATAGTTGTCATCACAAATCCAAGGTGTAAATAAAATAGGTGTGCCATCAAACTCTACAATAGTTGATTTAGTATAGATAAATGGTTCGTTTACTTTATCAAATGATGAGTACAAATTTTCTATAGCATTTACATTATTGGTATTTTTAAAATAGGTATCATGGTTACCTATAATAATATGCGTATCAATTTGTTCTTCGTAAAGTCTATCAAAAAATTGTTTTCTAAAAATAGAAGCAGTTTGAAAGTTAATAAACTTTCTTCTATCTACAACATCACCTAAATGTACTAACGTTTTAATGTTATTTTCTTTTAGGTATGGGAAAAAGATTTCGTTATAAAATCTAAGCTGATAGTTTCTAAACGCTTCGCTGTCATTACGAACACCGAAGTGTGTATCATTTAATAGTGCAATCTTCATTATACGTCTAAAACACTTGTGTAGGTTCTTCTTTTTCTTTTCTTTATTTTGATTTCACTTTTTTGTGGTTCTTCAGTTGATGGTTTATTCTTTCTTAAAAATTCTAAAAACTGGTTTTTGTAATCGTTGTTTGTATCACCAGGCAGTACAGAAAATTCATCTATACCTCCTTGTTCTATCATTTTATATTTAATATTAGTTTGTTTTTTCTCTTTCTGTATTCTTCTAATAAAAGCATAATATATTATTTGCGTAAAGTAAGCAAAAGGATTATTAGACTTGTCAGGATTAAAGTTTTTAAGATATTGTAAACAATTTTCTATACCATCAGAAATCATATCATCTCTAAATGTATAGTTAATAAAATTAGGTCTGTAAGATAAGTGATTCGCAATCTTTAAAAAACATTCACCTATGTAATTAGTAACAGGTGGTGGTTTTCTCTTACGTTTTTCTGCCTTAGCACACTTATCTTTAAACTCTATCATCGCTTGTAGAAACAATTTGTTATCTACATAATGTTCAGGTTTTTTCTTTATTCTTTTCATTATTATATAATACTACAGGTTGTCAAATTTGTCAAGCTTTACACGTTTGAAACTACCCTTTCCTTTCTTTGATTTTACTATTCTGGATTTGTATTTAGGAGTACGTACCTCTTTAGCGATAGGATTTGTTTTAAAAATCCTGTCAAAATTCTGTCTATATTTTTCTGTAGAAATTCTACTTTTTCCGTCCCATTTACCTGGCATAATTTAATCCTCATAGGTGCTTGACTTAATGCAATCCTCGTTATATAATACCCATGTGGGTTGTTACCGAGGAGTATAGCTACCCTCTAGTGCAACTTCTTTGAAGGCATTTTTAATAAGTCAGCAAATTCTTTAATATCATCTTTATCTATATCATTCTCATAATTGGAAGCGGCACGATCTAATTCTTCTTCCGACATTTCTCTTTCAATAAATCCTGGTAATGCTTGTTTTGCATGTTTTAGTGAGTGTGAAAGATCACTATATCTTTTTGTAAATGCTTGTGTGGCATTACATATTGTAATAATTTTATCAACAGGAATAGTAACTATCTTTTCATCTGTAAACCCTACCCATTTAACCAATGCAATATAATCAGATATACCTTGCTCAGTAATACGAGGTACGTATTTGATTAGCATAGGTTCTTGTAACCTTAATAGTTTAGAGTTTTCAGGTAGTTGGTCTTTGTGTAAAGGAAACCTACAACAGATTTCTTCTCCAGAAACCAGTCTGATTATCTTAACCGTTTTGTCATTAACACGATCAATCATATAGCTATTTATCTTTCTTAAGCGTTATTAAGGCACAATGTGAGCCACCTAATTCCTCTTGCATTGCGTAGTTTAGTAAAGCTGTTTCTTTAAATACTTTCATATTGTAATAACCTTTACCTTTCCCAGGGTCTTGTTCTCCTGGTATATAGTCATGGAATATTATTTTAAAAGAGTCCTTTGTTCTTTTTAATATTTGTTCACAATCTAATTTTGTTATAGAGCCATCTACGAATACAAAATCAAAGTCATAGTGCATATAAGATTCCCAATAAACTTTACTTTCAGTAATAAATCTATAACAATCTATATTATACTCAAATATATCATTTCTGTCAATGGTGTATACCTCAGCATTGAGTCTTAAAGCAGCTGTGCTTTTGCCTGTGCCTGTACCTATCTCTAATATTTTTGTAGAGCCTTCACTCTCTTTTAATAAAAATTTAAAATCTTCATCTGAAATCATTTTAAATCCACGCTATGTATTTCATAGTCAAAGCCTTCTCTATTATAGATGTTAACTCTTTCCTGAAAGTGTGTTAATGTGAAGTTCTTTTTATCTTTGTATGTAAGATCGTCTGAAATATCATAGACTGTGGCAGACTGTTTCTTATCGCCGACACGAAGCCCACGTCCTATAGATTGTAATATTCTTATAGGGCTCTTACTAGGGCTACTAAAAACAATATTGTGTAAATTACGAATATTGATACCAGTGCTAAAGGTGCCGAAAGAAGCGATAATAATTGCGTTGTCCGACTTTTCTGTGATTGCTCTGATTTGTTCTCTATCATTTGTTTCAGTTCCCCCATAAACGAAAAACACTTTTCGTTTTGGGTCTACTTTTTCTTTAATTAGTTTATATAAAATCTCTCCATGCTTTTCAACAAGTTGAAATAGACACAATGTATTACCATTAAGTGCTAAGGTTAGATTTCGTATGTATTTATTACGAGCAGTATTTTGAGTTAAATATTCTAGTTCTTCAAAATACTTGACACCATATATCTTTTTTGATTCTGTTTCAGGATATTTTAAGTTTAGACATTTAATTTTTAGATTTGCAAGTTGTTTTCTTTCAATTAATTCTGTAGTAGATACAACCTTGTTGACCATACCAAATAGACCTGTCAATACTAACTTATGTGTCTTACTATCATCTAACGTACCTGTAAGAC